TTTGGAGTTATAGCACAAAATATGCTAGAAGTAGATTCTGAATTACCGAAGCTTAATGTTGACCCAACAGAAACTCAAGAAAATATAGATGATGCTAGTAAAAATACAGATTACTATTCAATGGATTATGCTAGAATTACACCATTCTTAATTGAAGCAGTAAAAGAATTAAAAACAAAATTAGAAGCAGCAGAGGCAAGAATAGAGACACTAGAGGGATAGCCCCAATAAGGAATAAAAAAAAGGGAGCTTATGCTCCCTTTTTAGTTTATGAACCTTCTACTGGTTCTGCTTCGACCTCATTAGGGTCTTTATCTATGACTTGCTCGAGTCTACTTGTGTAGCCTTCTTTAGCTAATAGTAATCTGTCATGTTGAATTTTAGCTGAAACTAAGTCCTGCTCTAATCCCTGTAACATTTGTACTATAACTTTTGCATCGTCATGCAGTTCCGAGATAATGTATTTCTTGTCGTTAAACATTAATACAGGCTCGCTGTTGGTTACTTCTGTCATTTCTTTCTCCTTATCCAAAAATGTCTTGCCAATTTCCTTGAGTTGTACTCTTTGCGTACTCTGTCGCGCGATTCTCAAAGAAGTTTGTGTGTTCCACTGCATTAATCTGTTGGTCCAACCATGGTAATGGATTTTCAGTACTGTGGAAGATTGCTTTCATACCGAGACCTAAAAGTCTTCTGTCTGCGATATACCTAATATATTCTTTTACTTCTACAGCAGTTAAACCCTCTATGTCTGCATTATCAAAACAAACATCAATAAAACTATCTTCTAGTTCTACTACTCGTTCTGCTGCACAGTATACTTCGTATTTTAACTTGTCTGTCCAGAGTTCTGGATTTTCAGCTATAAAAGTTCTGAATAGTTTGGACATTCCCTCTACATGTAGAGTTTCGTCCCGAATAGACCATGTGACAATCTGCCCCATGCCTTTCATAAGGTTGTGTCTAGGGAAATTAAGAAGTATAGCAAAACTACTAAATAGTTGTACTCCTTCTGTAAATCCGCTGTACACAGCCATTGTTTTTGCCATTTCATGCTTATCTCTCATATTGAAATCAGTTAGATAATCATGTTTATCTGACATTGCTTGAATCTCTGTAAACTTTTGATATTCATCATCTGATTTACCGAGAGTCTCTAGTAGTAAAGAGTATGCTTCTTGGTGAACTGCTTCCATTGCAGCAAAGCTCACTAGCATCATTCTTACTTCTGGTTGTTTGAATGTTGGTAAATAGTGCTTTGCATATCCACAACATACATCTACATCTGCCTGAGTAAAGAATCGGAAGATATTATCTACTAATGCTTTGTTCTCAGGGGTTAGTTTTTCTTTATAGTCTTTTATATCGTCTTGTAACGGTACTTCTTCTGGCATCCAATGCATTTGCTGTTGCTTTTTATACATCTCAAATGCCCAAGGGTAGTTAAAAGGTTTATAATAGTCTCTTTCTTCTAATAAATTCATTTATCCCTCACAACTTAGACAATCTGATTGCTCAAAGATTATCTCTCTTTTTGCCTGACTTGCTACATTGTCTGCTCTACCAATGGCTTCACTACGTAGGTAATAAAGTGTTTTCATATTCTTAGCCCATGCTAACATATGAACATTGTGTAGGTCTCCTTTGTTTACATCAGGTGGGAAAAATAGATTCACACTTTGAGACTGACAAATAAATTCTTGTCTCATACTAGCGTGTTCTACTACCCATGCTTGATTAATTTCTACTGCTGTTTTAAAAACTTCTCTTTCATCAGCTGAGAGAAAGTCAAGGTGTTGACAGCTACCTTTGTTTGCTATAATGCTTGACCATGTTGAATCATCATTATTTCCATACTTGTCTAGTACTTCTTCTAAAAATTTGTTTTTCATCAAGTAAGACCCAGACTTAGTTTTTTGTGTAAAAGCGTTTGCTCTATAAGGCTCAATACTTGGACTTGTGTTTCCACAAATAATACTAGAACTTGCATTAGGAGCTATAGCTAACAGATGAGCATTTCTTACTGAAGCAGTATCATCATCAGGGCATGCCCCTCTTTCTACTGCAAGTTTATGTGTCTCAGCTTCTGCTTGACTCTTAATGTGTTTAAATATTACCATATTAGTACTAGTAGCCATCATACTTTCAAAAGGAATATTATTCTTTTGCAAGTGTGCATGAAAACCCATAGCACCAAGACCAATACTTCTTTCTCTAGAAGCACTATACTTTGCTCTTTCTAACTCATCAGGTGCGTTCGCTATAAAATGCGTCAAAACATTATCTAGAAAACGTACTAAGTCAGGTATAAAAGCAGGTGTATTTTTCCATTCGTCAAAATACTCCAGATTTACACTTGATAAACAACATACTGCTGTTCTTTCTTCGTTTGTTGCGAGTGTAATTTCAGAACAAAGATTAGAATGATTGACTTTTAGTCCTTTTCTTTTTTGAAAGTCTGGCAAATCTGATTGCACAGCATCTTCAAACATAAGATAAGGTTCTCCTGTTTCCATTCTATTTTGTAGTAGTTTTACCCATAAAGTTCTTGCACTTACTACTTTCTTAACTTCTCCACTATGTGGGTCTCTAAGTTCCCAGCTATCATCAAAGCCTTCTAGTTTAGTTGCCTTATGAATTATTTCCATAAACTCATCTGGTATAACTACACCATGATGTAAGTTTGTACACTTACGGTTTATATCTCCACCTGTAGGCTTTCTAATATCTAAAAACTCTTCTATTTCAGGGTGACTCATGTGTAGATAGGAAGCATAGCTACCTCTACGAGTTACACCTTGTGAAAAAGCTAACATTTCTGCGTCAACTACTTTCATAAAAGGAACTACACCTGTAGACTCTGAGCCTTTAGATGTTTTAGTGCCTTGTGACCTAACATCACTCCAGCCACCACCTATACCACCGCCCATTGAGGACAAGTAGGCATTTTCTGTATAATGTCCAGTAATTCCTTCTCTACTATCTTCTATATAATTAAGAAAACAACTAATAGGTAAGCCTCGTTTAGTTCCACCATTCGATAACACAGGAGTTGCAAACATAAACCATAGTTTACTAGCATAATCATATATTCTCTGAGCGGGAGCTTCATCGTCAGCAAAAGCTTCAGCAGCTCTTGCAAAGGCTTCTTGTGGGCTTTGTTCATCGCCAACAAGGTATCTATCTTGTAGAGTAAGTTTACTGAACTTTGTTAGTAAATCATCTTTACTATAGTCAATCTGTATCATTCAAATACTCCAATATTTGTGAGGACAAGTCCTCTAAGTTCATGTCTGCTTCGATTAATGCTTGTTCTGAATAACTCTCCAAATCCATGAGTTCAGCATTAAGTAATAATCTATCTGCGTTTTCGTTGAGAGACTGTATAAATTTATACTTGCTGTCAATAGGACAAGCGTTGTATATATCAAATAAGTCTCCATATTGTTCAATAAGTGAGACAGCCCTTTTAGGACCGATGCCTGCTATACCAGGGACATTATCACCTGTATCACCTGCTAGACATTTGAGTGTCAGATATTTATCTGGCTCAACATCATAGTGGTCTTCCCAATTATCTAAAGTTATTTCTTTTCTAGTTACTGTACTAAATCTAGAAACATCTTCTTGTATAAGTAAGTCCCAGTCTCTATCTGATGATATCAACCAAATCTCTCCTATACCAAATTCTTTTTTCTTTCCGACTATCCAAGCTGCTAAATCGTCAGCCTCTAGTCCTTTTTGTTTTATTGTTAAATGTCCTCTACTTTTTAGTTGTGTAAAGGCATTACTAAATTCTCCCATAAACTGGGCAAATTCTGCTTTTTCTTGTTCGGTTTGCTCCGCATACTTATCCGACCGATTCGCTTTGTAATCGGGGGCTAATCTTTTTCTGTAGGTACTTCCACCATCTGCAAGTACAACTATGTTTCCACAGTCATACGACTTTGCGAGACTTTCAACAGTTCTTACATAGTCGTGTTTAAACTCGAGCTGTTTAGAGTGCTTCCACCTAAAGGCTACGTTTAGACCATCAACTATCAGTAAGTTCCCATTCTGGATCTGGTTCCCAAGGCTTGAGAAGTTTATCGCCATTTGTAAATTCCAATTTTTCGTTTTCTAGCCACTTTTCTGCGTTCATTATATATGCACCGAGCCAGTTTATGTACATATATCTTTTTTCTTTTATTGGTTTGCGTGTAGTCGCAACAAACCAATTTGAGTAGTTTTGTTTCATCAATATGATAGGCTCTTGCTTCATTTGCTGTGCCTGTAATATTGCTTTGTTCCACCACTTTACAAAATTATTACTTTTCTGTGTAAAGATTTTGTGAGTAAAACCCATATCCTTATAGTGTTTGACTTCTATAAGGAATAGGTTATGTTTATTTTCGACATATAAATCTCCTTTAATTTTACCACTACCACTACCGGGTGTCTGTGTAAAGTCTAAGTTTGTATGTCTTTTTAATAGAGCTGCTACTTCTTTCTCAGCTTTAGTTCCTTTTTGTCTTGCGTTTACCAATTTTAATCATTTCCTTCAATGTTGTTTAAATATCTTGCCTGTTCTATTTTTGCTCTTTCTAAACTGTCCATTTCATTTAATACACAGTCAGGGCATTTCATGCCTATAGGCAAATATACTTTTTTGTTTGAGTGCGGACACTCATGATACCAAAAGGTATCGCCTTCTTTATGAACCATATTACTCCAAACGACTAATATTTTCCTCTTTAATTACTTCAATCTTTGCTAGAAGTGGGTGAGTCCAGCCATGAGATACTAGGTAAGTATTTAAATCTTCCCCAAGTAGTATCTCTACTAACTTCTCTTTACCCTCATCATCTAGTACACTTATTATTTCATCAAGAAAGAGTGTATTAATCCTTGAACTAGAAATACTACTCATTAGTTTTCGTATTGCTAGTAGTGTTGCGGTGTTAACTCTTGCAAGTTCACCAGAAGACAATGCAAGTATATCTACTACTTTCGCATTGTCAGTTATTTCTACATTCAGTTTGTCATTCGTTACAACAAACTCAAGACTGAATCTACCATCTGATAGTTCAGATAAGTACTCATTTGTCAAATCTTCTAAATCTTTCACAAGATTCTCAATTTTGTAGGCGAGTAGTCCATTTGTACTAAATGCTTTCTTCAGTATCTCTAGGTGTGCAGACTTTTCTTCTACCTTACCTAAAGCTGCGACGAGTTCTTCGAGTTGAGACTCCATACCATCTGATTGTTCCTGAATAATAGAGATACGAGTATTGTGGCGTTCCGCCCTCATATTCTCCTCACTTATTCTATCTATCTCATTGTGTATGTTTCTCAATTTGGAAGAAAGTTCGTCAATCGAGGAAGAGATTTCGTCACCGTCTAAAATCTGAGAAGGTAGACTAGTGTCCAAATCACGAATGAAATCTTCTTTCTGTCTTTGCTGGTTTTTCTGAATTACCACCAGTTTATTATGTTCTTTTGCTTCCGCAATTTTTTCTTTCAGTATAACTGTTTCGTTTTCCGCAATTGTTTTCGAGTTGAAGTAGAATTGATTGAGTTCCTCCACTTTTTCATCATCTACCTCTTGCTCACAAGTTGGACATTGTCCATGTAGTTCCGAGAGCTTATCCAAATGTGCTTGGGCTTCAGCCACCTTGGAACCGAAGGTTCCTTGTTGCTGCAGCATAGCAGTAAGGGATATCTCCTCTCCTACTGGCTCTAAATGACCTTGTCGTTCTAGGTCTTCGAGTTGCTCTTTTATAAAATTATTATCTATAATTTTTTTATTTTTTTCCGAAATCTTTTCAAAATCGCTTCGTAATTGCCTTAAAGTTGTCTCGTCATTTTCTGATGGTTTTGGTAAATCTAAGATAGGAAGTATGTCTATACTCTCTAATTTATTTTCTTCTAACCATTTTACTATTGTGTCAGACCTACTATTGAGGCTATTGACTTCAAAAGAAATCTCTCTAGCTGCGTCCTTGAATATATCAAAGAACTCTACATATTCTTCTAGCTTTAACAAATCAATGAGAAACTTTTTTCTATTTGTATCTGTTGCAGTTAGGAACTGTAATGATGTATTTGTATTCTGATAAACAAGCTGTGTGAAAGTCTTAAAGTCAAGCCCAAGTAGTTCTTGAACTGTCTTATAGGTGTTCGTAGCAGTATGAGAAGAAATATCCTCTCCATTTTTATACAGTTTACATTTGATTGATGCCTTACGAGTTACATCTATCTCGTAATCGTCTTCATCTACCTGAAAGGTTAGATTGATAGCATAGCCGTTATTGACGAATCTATTTTGTATCTCTTGTTTTTTTATTCCTTTACTATTCTTATTGAATAGGACTTCCTCGATAATAAGCGGAATGGAAGACTTACCCATTCCGTTTGTACCAACAAGTTGGGTGAGGTTGCTGTCATTAAGGTCAAGAGTATTATTTTGCCCATAGCTGAAACAGTTATCCCAGCGTAGCTTTTTTAGAATAATCATTAAATACTCCCATAATTGATTTAATTTTATCGTCAGTTAAATTCAGTATCGCACTTAAGTACTCTACTAGTTCTTCTTCCATTGACATTTCTTTAAGATTAAGCGTAGCTTCAGTACTTCGTTTTACAACTTTCTTATCAAGCAACTCAGAGTTTTTGATATTTGCTAAGTCAGCTACGTCACCTTCTATCTCATAGATAGTATGGTGAAAGTCTGTGCCAATCATTTCATCTTCACTTTCTACTGTTCTTCTTAGTAGTTGTGGTAAATCAAATTCATGCCAACTCCAATCTCCATACATTCCTTCATCGTCAATAAGAAGATATCCTGTTTTGACTACATCTCTGTGAAAAGATGTAGTCATAGGACTACCTGGATATACAATATTTCTCTGCGTATTGGAGTGGCTATGTAGGTCACCCGCGTATACTACAGGAAAGTTATCGAATCTATCCAAGTCAACCTCTGGTGTAACATGAGGAGGTATTTCACCCCTTACATGAGTAAACAAAGGTTTGTCAAAATTACATTTTTCTATTCCACCTTTTTTATGTAAGTCTACATAGGGTAGTATAGTTCCCCACGAATATTCTGTGGTTGTATCTATAATTTCAACTAAAGGGTTTATATCAGATGTTGCTCTCTTTAAATTACTAAAGAATGTTTTGTGTTTTTTAGTTGCTTCATGGTTTCCATCAAAAATAATGGTTGGAATATCTACATCTTTAATAAAATCAAAGTATAGAGTAATTTCGTCCATTGAAGGAACACGGTCAAATAAATCTCCACCTATAATATGCAAGTCTACATTTTCTTCAATTTGATGTAGAATTTCAAAAAATAACTTGTATCTACTACAAGCCCATGCCATAGGCACATTTTTTTGACCAAGTTTTATATGCCAGTCTGCTGTAAATAATATCACGCTACGAAGTCTTCTCCTGGCTGCCATGCGCAACCTGTAAGTCCACCTGCTTTTAAAGCTTGAAGTGTTCTTAATATTTCTTCTGCGTTTCTACCTGTGTCAAGCGCGTTGACTGAGTAGTGTTGAATTACATGTTCTTCATCAAGAATAAAAGTAGCTCTATAAGGAACTCCTTCTTTTTGATTATAAACACCTAATTTTTTAGCAAGTCTACTACTAGCATCGCAACACAAAGGGTGTTGGATGTTTCTGATAATATCATTACTTTCTTTCCAAGCTAATTTACAAAATTCATTGTCAGGACTAAATCCTAAAACATCAGCTTCGCCCAGCAGTATATCCATTTCTGCTATTTCTGTTGGGCAAATAAATGTAAAGTCTTTTGGATAAAAATAAACTACAGTCCACATATCTTCTTGCAGTACATCTATATCAATAAGCATGTTATCAATATCACATGCTGCTGCTGAAAATTCTGGGAATATGTCTCCTATTGTATAATCCATAAGTCTCTCCTAACTAATGCTAAATTCTGAGTCAACATCTGAAGGTGCTTCTGAACCTTCTGGTTGTGTTACTCTTTGTAAAAGCTCTAACTGTGCGTCAGGGGTAGGTCTAGCTAGTACATCGTCCATTGAACGAAGTTCTGCTATTGCTTCTTGCTCAGCTTCTGTTAGAGGTCTTGGTTTGCACTTAAGTGCTTGTAGTCTGTACTCGACATTAAATGCCATAGGTCCAGTCTTAACTCTTTGGAAACAAACGTCCCACCCAGTCTCAGGGTCGGTTGGGTCGCCTAAATCTTCTGCGGCA